AGTCAGAGCTGTTGACTTCTGAATTCTTGTCCAGCTCGGTGCAGTTCTTTCGCCAGTATTGACAAATAAAGCGATCTGATGTTTCTTGATCATTGCTTTACCTTCCTTTCATACTTAATTTTGATAGTAATTTGATATGTTGCTTCCTGGCTGTCACGATTCATCATGTATCGAGACCCTGAGGCAGCAACCTCATAAACGGGGCACCCAATGTCAGGATAATTTTCAGCCATTTCCTGCTCAAATACCCATTCTTCTACCTGCTGCAGAACCGCCTCATTGTCGATACGGTCCTTCTTTATCTGCGCATCCATCATAAAGAGCGCATAATAGTATTCCGTTCTGATTTCTCCACCATCTATCAGCGGTTCTACCTCAAGAGATGGTTGCTTATAAATACCAACCCCGGCGTTCTGTACCTGGGCAATGTCGATATTGCCAAAATTCGGGCAAGCTTTAAACCAGTCCGATATCGCGTTTGTTATGTTCATCCTACTTTGCCTCCAGCTTCTTTTGCTGCCCCTGCTACTATAGCTTCACGGCCGCCCTCATTCATCATGCGGTCGAACCAGTGATTTCCTCTGCGCGGAGCCCCCTGGAAGTTCGCAGGCTGATAATACCATCTGACGGCATAGCCTTCGCCGTGTTGGTCAGATGTGCACCATACGACCTGTCCGCTTCCAATTTCCGTATTGAGTATGCCTGAGTCGATAAGCGTGCCCGCATCTCTTGGGATGTAAGGTTCACACAGCTTAAGGACTTCATTGTCAATAAACTGCTGCACCCGTCCACCCTCTTCAAGCCCTCTTCTGGCCAGTATCATATCAATACTATCAAGCTCCATTCTAAAGCCTTTTATCATTTCGCATTCACCTGCCAATGTTTAAGCCTTTGAGCCTTCGTGTTATCTGCAACGGCATAGATAGTCGCAGTGTTTGGACGTTCACGCCTTAAGTCTGTGATTGAGAACTCGTCTGTGATTTCTTTCTCACAAATCCCCAGCGTTACAACATCCAGATTATCAAGACCAAATGTGAACCCAGAACCCTCAAAAGAGGCGGACTCAATATAGCCCGCCCTCTCAGGAATTGTTATCGTTATTTCAGGAACTACAGAAAGCTTCCCGTCTGTTCCTATAGCCTTGATATTTTTTTCGGTCCACTGAACTCCTGCGAGAACAGTTCTCTTCCACACGTCGGAATCATTATGGATATAGTGGTTATATAGCGTTACAACATTATTGAATATCATGGCAGAAGAGACCCTCCCCACATTCCAGCGTCCCAGTAAGAAGTCAGCTCAAACGGTAGCCATACTTTTGCTACTTCTACAAGCTTCGTTCCTAAAAGGCTCGCCTGTCCATCGGCTTCTGTTACGTATGTTTCGGTGTAGCCCTGATTTGAAACGGACTTAACTGTTTTGCCGCCTGATTCTGTTGCGGCATATTCCGCAATTACGTCAGTCATTTCACAGCACGCCCAGTTCAAAAGCTCTAAAGTCGGTTCGTCTGTCACGGCCTTGCAGCGGTCAAGCGTTATCTTTTCAAGATATCTGCTTGCCTTAACAACGGCCTTCTTGAATTCGGATTCGTCAAGGCCGCCGCCGTAGTTACTCACATAATAATCATAAGTCGCATAGGTGTTCACGGCCTATTCCTCCTTACTTCTTTTTCAGAAAGCCAGGGGTTTTAACCTCTTCTTTCTTTTCTTCTTTCTTTTCAGCTTCAACAACTGCAGGGGCCTGAGCCTCTGCAGTCTTGAATACCTTACCTACGATAGTTGCCATCGTTGCCTCCTTATGCTGCAGGCTTATGATGAACATAGATGCCTGCTACTTTGTTTTCGTATACGTCTACGAGTCCATACTTTCTGTACTTCTGGATGTAGCCGTCTGAGTCAGGGTTGTTATCAGGTACGATAATGCTTGAAGCAGTCTGCTTGTTGAACTTCAGGACTGCAGGCTTATGTACAATCATGAAGTTGATTTCAGCACCGCCTTCGGCCATTTCGTAACCGCCAGCAGTTTCGCCATCGGATTCTCCGTCCAGCAGCTTGATAGCTGTGTACATCATATCCTGTGGCACTTCGATAACGCCAGCAAAGCCCTTCAGGACTTCTCTTGACTTAGTAGTGTCAAGGTTATCGATTTCCAGCTTGCATCCTGGAGTGATGAACAGGTATCTGTCCCTCTTAGGAACTCTGTCATCGTTCATTGTCTTCACGCCTTCAGTGATAGCTGCCATTACAGCGGCACCATCTGCCAGCGCGCCTTCCTTCATTGATACGCCTTCAGCTCCAGCCAGTGTAGCCAGTGTGAAAGCATCACCTTCTGGCGCAACGTGAACTCTTACGAACTCACCTGCAAGTCTTCCGAAAGCAACGTTGCCAGACTCTTCGTTGTCCATGCTGTCGATTTCGAACTTTCTACCTCTGTCATAGTTGAACTTAACTGTTTCGTAAGTCAGCTTGACATCGCCCTTTGTATAGCCTGAGTTTCTTGAGTAGTTGCCCAGACCGCTCATTTCGAGCTTAGGGATTCTAATTTCATTTACGCCCGCTCCCATCTGCGCGATAGCTGGATTTGAGTCCAGAACTGCAGTCAGGGATTCGCTTGCGTATACTTCGTCCAGAGCTTCTACAAAGCCCGCTCTTAACTGAATGTTGTTTGGCATAGTTATTTCCTACCTTTCATTATTCTTTTGCTGGAAGTCCCATTGCCGCTCTTATAGCTGCGTCCTGCGCATCTCCACCGCCGCCGCCTGTCGCGCCTGTCGGATTGTCGATTGGCTCGTTACTTCCAAACAGATAATCATTATCTTTCTGAGTTGCTTCTAAAGCGTCTTTGATTGCAACGCTTCTGTCTTTGCTATCTTTCAGCGCATCGATATCCAGCAAAGCCTTAATTGCCTTTACATTCTTACCGCCTGCTGCTGCAATAGCCTTTTCCAAATCGCCGTTGAACTCGATTTCCGCGAGCTTGTTCGCATGTTCTGTGTCCTTATCAGCGATTTCCTGTCTGAGAGATTCAATCTCCGCACTGAGTTTGTCAGGGTCAACATCCTTAAACTTGTCAAGGGCTGCTGTCGCCGTATCGAGCTGTTCTTTGAGCTTGTCTCTTTCAGCTTCAATCGTTGACAGGTCTTTTCTTGCCTGCTCAATGTCGTTACCGTTAGTAGCCATTATCTGGTCTACGACTCCTTTTCTCTTATCTTCTGGAACGTCAACTAACAGCTTTTCGATTTCTTCTCTTTTCATTTTTCCTCCTAATCTCACTTACGATTTTTTACGTCTATCTCTTGACTCAGTGTGCTGCTCTCATACGCCTGCAGCTCAGCTAAATTTTTGTATAAAAAAATCGGCGTTGTTGCCGATGTCTTTATCATAGTAAGGGCGCGCCTTTCGTCACGCCTTAGCCATCTCATCTCTTACTTGGATTGTGCGTACAGTCCTCGCATAGCGGAGTCACATCGCTATAGTTTATCGCCAGCTCATCCCAACAATCTTGCGGGCGGTCCTTATGCAAGTGCCAACACAGCGCGCATAACATTTTGGTTAGTGCGAGCTTTATTACCTTCTTAATCATAGTCTTACCTCGGGAGGTTCTTCTTTTCAGCCCACAGCATAGCGATAAAAATGCCTATGGAATGAGCTCCCATTCCTGCAATTATTAAAAGCGGACTGAATGGCACCCACCATGGACAGGTAAGCACGCCGACCATCTTAAGCGGTATTGCTATTACGGTTATTGCTAGACAAATTATTGATACTACAAGTCCCATCTTATTACCTCCTTAAATGCGACCTAAGCCGTCTATAGTTACGCGATCATAGTGAGTATGTTCACCAACCGCATCTGAGAACTGTTTATATTCATTCTTAAGCCCGCGATATCTTGCGCGCATGATTGTTGTGTATTCATCTGGAAGGCCCACACGTTTTGCAGCGATTATCCTTTCGCGCATGATACGCATATTGCTCTCATATTGCCTTTGCTTCTGTACCGCCTCGTACTTCGTGTATTCCTTGTCGTCAAATTCCCTTTTGCGGTTATCCTCGCGTCTCATTTGTGCGAGTTCCTCATCTGAATAACGCCTTGTAGATTGTCCAGGTATAAACGCATAAAAGTTATGATAACAGTTCGCGCCCTTAAGCCCTGTTACGGTACCCAGCCCGCATACTGTTACAAGCTCTTCCTTTGTGTATACTTTGCCCTGCCATTCCGCGTGTGAAGGTCTACATCCGCTATGTGCTGACACTTCAAAATAGTTAGTGCCTAATATTTCGGCGTTCTTTTCCGCAACCTGTCCCGCCGCATTTGAACGGCCAGTCAAAACAGAACGTCTTGCGGCAACCGTGATTCTCGATGTCGTAATTCTCTTACGGTCTGTCCCTGCGCTTGTTATTTCGCTATCGTATAACATTGCAGCGGGTCCATCGTTCACACATCTCAGTCCGCTTCCCGTAACGTCGTTTATAATCTTAGTTACAGCCTTGTTAAAGTTCTCGCCGTTGGCAATATCTTTTACAGCTGCAGCAACTGCACGCTGATAATAGTCTGTCATACCCTCGAACACATACGTCCCGCTTCTACTTATAAGGACGCCGCTTGACTTTGCGATATGTAACACCGCCTCTTTTGTGGCAGCTTTATTCGTTGCGATTATCCCGGCTACGGCAGCGGATTCCCCGCTCATATCTTCAAACGCCTCTTCAACTATCGCGTCCGAGCCTAAAATCGCCGATTTGACGGCTTTTTCTGTTTCGGCAAGCTGTTTATCAATTGGCACCCTTTTCGTCTGTGAGGCATTGCCTGAGGCTTCAGCAGATTGCCTTTTTATTTCATCCATAAGGTCAAAGAGGAACGCCGTTTCTATTCTCTGGAATAGCGCCTCCATTCTATCTTCTGGTTTTAATTTCATCTTACATCAGCACTCCCGGGAGCGTCTGCTCTGGTATCTTTGACTTTGCGGTCTCTTCGTCTTCATCGTACCACTTCATGCGATATTCAACGTGTGACATAACGCCCATTTCAACATCGCGTCTATCATCTTCACGTTCTGACTGTTCGTCGGTCAGAATGCTGTCACGGAATGTGCAGGTGAATATATAGCTCTGAGTGTACATTCTCGCATAGAATGCCAGAGCCTTTACGAAGTCCTCAAGGCACGCCTTCAGGTTTTCCTGAATAGCCGATACTCTGTTGTACTTTCTCTGTTTAGCCGCCTTGATTTCTGTAGCAGTTTTATCAACATACTGCGCATCGGACAGATCGCCGTAAGCAAGACCTACAGCAAACTCGATTTGGCGCAGATACGTTTCAAGGCCTGCGATAAATCCCGCTTCTCTAAGCGTAGGAGAATACTCTTTCAACAGGTCGCCCTGGTTTGTTTCAAGGTTCAAGCCTCTGTAAAGTCTCTGCTTGCCCTGTGGGATTTGAACATTGCCTGTCTTTTTATTATGCTTAAGCGCTCTGTCATCAACATGCACGGCACGTTCTGCGGATTCAAACTCCCAGTCGATTCGCGCGCCTTGTCTGTCAGCACGTTCGATAAGGTGCTCTGCGCCTGCGTAAATAGATACGCCGCACCCTGAGCCATCGACTCTGTTAGCCTTAGGCACCTTGAAGAAACCGAAGTCCATGTGGTCTACCTTATAGGTTGCCTCCTCAAGGAAGCTTCCCCATCCAGCTGACTCAAGGCTCACCTGCTGGCCTAAGCTTGCACGGCTTGTGCTCTTGTAAGCTTTGTTGGTTATCTTAAGCCCCTCTGTTGTGAGGGCGTGTCTTTCAAGTCTGAAATAGTATTCGTTTGCAGCGGCTTTTCTTGTCTGGATAAACACCACATCTTTCAGCTTGCCTTCATCATCAAACGCAATAGGAATGAAGCTGTCAGCAGCGACATATTCAACACCTACTTTTGAGCCGCTGAGGTATGG